GTGCTTTCCTGACTGTGTTCTGTATTGCTCGTGCCATTTTTAGTCGCTCTATCGGGTTGCGTTCCGCTTCGATAGATGTGATGACGTTGAGAATGGAATCTTCAAGGGCACGGTAACTTGACATGCGTGAACCATATCAGTATACTTGGAGAAACAATCACACCGGGAGGATTGACATGCTTAACAAGCGCCAGTACGAACAACTCCTTAAGCCACTCAACGAATCACGAGTAGCCAAACGTCAGCAGGCAGGCCGGAACCTGTCCTACCTAGAAGCATGGGACGTCAAAGCCCACCTCATTCGCATCTTCGGATTCGGCGGCTGGTCATGGGACGTACTCGTCGCTGACCTCGCCTTTGAGCACGAGAAAGATGGCAAGTGGAATGTCGGCTACAAAGTCATCGGACGCCTCACCATCGGCAGCAACTACAGCCCCACCTACACTGAAGCCGCCATCGGCAGCGCAACCCTTCCCCAGCGGGGCGAGGCACACGACATGGCGATCAAGACCGCTGAGTCCGATGCCCTCAAGCGCGCCGCCATCAACCTCGGCACCCAGTTTGGGCTGTCCCTCTACAGCAACGGCAGCCTCCGCGATGTCGTTGTCCAGACCCTCGACCGGGAAGAAGAAGCGGAGTGAACTACCAAGACATCCTCAACTCCAGCATCAAGAACTACGAGCAGCAGAGTCCCCGTACCCGGCAGTCACGGGCAGGGATCCTCGGTCCATCCGACATCGGGTTCTGTCGCCAGAAAGCAGCCCTCACCACCCGCGAAGTCGAGCCCACCGACTTTCCCTCCACCGCTGCCGCGCAAATTGGAACCGCCATTCACCGCTATGTCGGGGCAGCACTAGCCACATCCCACCCTGACTGGATCATTGACGACCGCAAAGTCACAGCAACCCTACCCTCAGGCGCTGTGATCAGCGGCACGCCCGACATCATCGCCCCAGACTGGAACGCCATCATCGACATCAAGACAGTCGATGGGTTTGAGTGGGTCAAGCGAAACGGAGTCAACCAGAATCACGTCTACCAGCGTCACCTGTACGCGCTGGGAGCATTGCAGGCTGGCCTCCTCAAGGAAGAAAACCTACTCGTCGGTAACTTCTACATCGACAGGTCAGGGAAAGAACCAGAAGGGCTCCTCGTCCTCAGCGACTACGACCCAACCCTCACCAACGTCATCGACTCATGGGTCCAAGATGTCATCTACGCAGTCAAGAACGGGGAAACAGCATCACGCGATATCCCCGCCGCAATCTGCGAACGCATCTGCCCATTCTTCACCGCCTGCCGTGGCGAACTAGAAACCCACGACGGGGCAGAAATCATCGACAACCCCGAACTCCTCACCGCTCTAGACATGTATGTTGAGGGGCGAGACATGGTGAAGGAGGGCGAGAAGATGAAGCGCGAAGCCCAGTCCCGCCTGTACGGAGTCAACGGCAGGAGCGACACATACCAGATTAGGTGGGTTGAAGTGGCATCAACAACGGTAGACTCTTCTGAGAAAACCGCCTACTCTCGTATGGACGTTCGGCCAGTCCGTAGGTAGATTTCCAGCGTTACCCCGGTCGCTCGGTGCATGCCCCCCGTCACCTGAGCGTAAACGCTGGAACCCGGTGGGGAGGAGTTGAGTGACTCCTGCTCCTCCCCACCCCCCATTTACCCGGTAAACGAAAGAGGCACCAATGGCTGATATCAGAACATGCTGGGCTTTCAACAGCAGCGGGCAACGCTGCGAACACCCCGCAGGACACCCCGGTAACCACGTCATCACCGCCACATGGACCGACGACGAATGCTTCTCCCCCATCAGACACCAACTACCCGACATCACAACTCCTGCCGCTGTCCATCCCGCACCCCCGGTGCTGGAATCCGGGCCGATCAAGTGTGTGGCGTGCGGGCATCAGCACAAGGCTGGGCCGTGCAAGTGCGGCTGCCACGAGCAGATCGGATGAGCGAATACTACATGCTCATTACCAAGTCTTTTTGGGAGAGCAATCCTGAACTAGCAAAAGACATATTCCGAACAAACATGAGTAGGCACGGAATCGTTGGCGACATCGTTTTCAAAGCAGAAACCAATTGGATTACCGGCGAGCAAACCAACGTTATTGCACTGATAGCAGAGGTAAAGGACAGCGAATGATTCACCCGTGGAAGACATGCGACAAGGGCCATGACCTGACCCTGCCTGACGCCTTCATGTATGACCGTTCGGGGAACCGCCGCTGCCGCGAATGTAACCCGGCTCCGCAGCAGAAGCGACGTAACAAGGTCGTGCGTGGAGCGTTCGATGGGGGAATGGAATGAGTAGCCACCTACCCGAGTGCGATTGCTACGGGAGAAATCACGGCGAATGTGCCCTGTGCAACGGCGAATGTGTCCTGTGCATCTGCAACCGGCTCCGCTCCTGCGAGCAGCGGGTGCGGGAGGACATGCTCGCCAAGTGCATCGCAGCGATAGAGGAGTGGGCTTTGGAAAATCCCTATGAGCATCCGTCTCCCAACAGAATCATCACCGCCCTGCGTGCCCTACAGGAGAAGCAATGACGACGATACACACCTACCCGCTTAACGATGTTGTGGAACACACCACAGATAGCGATGACTGCATCTGCGGGCCGACCGTCGAACCGATCAAGTGCGACGATGGATCAGTCGCATGGCAGATCATCCATCACAGTCTTGACGGACGCGAACTACAGGAGAAGCCATGACAGACATGCAGCGATTCAACGTGAACTGGAACGGTTCCTTGCGTCAGTACGAGCAGGTACTTGATCCGCGTGGCCCGTATGTTTGGGCCTCTGACGCTGAGGCCGCTATCGCAGTGCTAATAGACGATCAGGTGAAAGAGATAGCAGAGTACGTCACCGCTATCGCAGCAGCCGAACAGCAGGCTGAGTACCGCGAGCAGTCTGGCGCGGCTTGGTATCACGGCCATGAGCAGGGCCAGCGGGACATGCTCGCCAAGTGCATTGAGGTGGTCGAGGCGCTCCGTGCCTGCGAGCAGCGGGCACGTCAGGACGAACGCACACGCATGTCACCCGAATGGGTGTACCAGCAGGGATACGACAACGGCCTCTACGACGCCCGAATAGCGGTAATGAAACTATGCGAAAAGCAACCATCCACATGGCCCACCAGCGAGGCCGCAATGGATGAACTCACAGACACCATCAACGCTCTAAAAGAACAGCCATGACTATCGGGTTCGTGACCCGCGACTACAACGGCACCTTCCCCAACATCATCCCCGCAGGATGCGCCTTCTACCGCTGCCTCCTACCCATGAGCGTCTGCGGTCAGAAAGCCAGAATGGGAATGCCAGCATGGGACCCCGCCAAAGGATTCGGAATCCGCGAAACCGAAAACACCGCCATCTTCGGATTCAAAACCATCGTCCTCAAACTCATCATGGACCGCTGGGCACCCAACCAGATAGACATCGCCCAATCACTAGGACAGCGGATCATCGTAGACATAGACGACTACCACGAAGGCCTCACCCCAGCGAACAAGGCATACGACACAACCCACCCTGAACACAACCGTCGAGCGAACCGCGAATACTACGCGCAAACCATTGAGAAAGCAGACACCCTCACCGTGTCTACCCCGTTCCTGTACGACGTTTACTCACAGCGGCACCCAGATGTACGACTTGTACGGAACGGGGTGAACATGACGATGTTCCCCAAGCAGAAGACCAGCGGCATGAAGCCTGTTATCGGCTGGGCTGGGGCAATCGAATACAGGAACAACGACCTAGAGCAACTCCGTGAATGGCTGCCAGACTTCCTAGAAGAACACGATTTGAGGTTCCATCATGCAGGCCACGATCCTGAAGCCCCGTCGTTTGCGGAAGTCGTCGGCATCCCAGAATGGCGGGTCACCACGTCACCCATTGTCTTCATCCACGAATACCCGGCAAATCTCAAATTCAATATTGGAATTGTCCCCCTCAACGACATCCCCTTCAACCACGCCAAATCCAACATCAAAGGGCTGGAGTACGCCGCTGCGGGCATACCCTTCGTGGCTAGCGCCCTCCCCGAATACCACGCCCTCGCTGAGACAGGTGTTGGGTTGCTGGCATCTACGCCAGAGGAATGGGTGGGACAACTAGCGGGACTTCTTGAGTACAAAACGCGGAAGCGGGCAGCCGCTATCAATCACGCTATCGTCAGCAGGGAGTGGGCTATCGAAGCCAGAGCGGAGGAATGGCAGGATGTATTCACAGTACGCGGGGCTTAACGTCGGCAGCGGCCAGCATTACGCAGACGGCTGGTTCAACACCGATATCGTGCCTACCGACAAGGGGCAGCAGCCTGACCTCCTCGCTGATATTCACGACTACTCCACCATCTTTCCTCCGAAAGCATTCAAGAAGGCATACGTGGGGCACGTGCTGGAGCACATCGAATGGGCTCGACTGACTGACGCCATTCAGAACATTGCCGCTGTAGCGGAAGAAGTCATGGTCGTGGGGCCGTGCATTGATCTGGCCCGTGCCCGTGAAGAACCCCAGTCGCTGATCGACGCTATCGCCGCACCAGAAGATATAGACGCCCACCCGTGGGCACACAAGTGGACCCCGACCACGGGGCTGACAGCGGAAGCAATCACTCTCGCCGGGTTCACCCCGAACGTGATCAGCGTGAGCGAGGTGCGTAAACCTGACTGGCCCAACCCGACTAGGGCTGGCTGGCAGTGCGCAATGTGGTTCCGGCCTTAATCGTCGTCGTCGGCGTCAACGCTGACCCACGCACCCGTTTCGTTCATGGCGTCCAGTGATTCCTTCCACAACTGGCCCACCCGCTTGATCAGATCATCCGCTACGTCAGGGTTCCATGACGCACCCTCAGCGGTCAGAGCAACCTGAAGGTCCCCATACGTGACCTTCGCAATCAGGTTCTTCCCTGTCGCCATTACTGGTACCTCGCCATGCTGTCGTGGATTAGAAAATATGCTACGCCGTCCACGGCAGTGTCCCGCGAGTACCCCGCACGTGAGCGGCTGATCTTCACCAGCACCATCATCAGGGCCACGTCCTCAGCGGTGATCTCACAGCCTAGGAACGATGACCACATGCCCGCTATCCGGCCAAGGTTCTCCTCAGGGGGACCGTACTGGTCGTTCCGGTCGCCCTCCACGAGGTTGATGGCGTCAACAGCGACGGTGGGGTCAATGTGTGTCATGGGTGTCTCCGTCGAGCCAGACTTGGTATTGGGCGGTGACTCGTCCATCAAGGGGATCAACGAAGTGAAGCCGCTGCGACGGAACCGCTGACGATGCGAGCCCGACTGATGCGTAGCGGTTGTCCGATTCCGTGCTTCCCGTCCCATACACGGCTCCTGCCCCGTCAGCCAGCGACTGCTGGTAGTGAGTGTGGTAGTGCCCAATGTATACGTCCCTGAAGTCCCAAGGGTAGGAACCTGACCGCCAGCGGTTGACGTGGTTGACGATGGTGTTGGGGGAGGCGTAGCCGTTCCTGCCGATCTCGTCCCCGTGGATGAGGAGTGCCCGGTAGTTGCCGATCTCTACCCGCTGGATGTCCTCTGGGCAGTCTTCCCATGTTATCGAATTGTTATCAGCGGCTTTGATGATCTGCCGAGCCAGTTCGTAGGTCATCCGGTCAGCGTTATCGGAGCGGGGAACAGCGTCCCTCTTGGACCCGAGCCTGCCGTGATTGCCCCACTCAGCCACCACCGTGACCGTCTGGTAGATCCCAGCGGCAGCGGACACGGTTTCCACGAGGAGGTTGGCGACATTCACGAACTGCTCAAAGAGGGTGGCGTCGATCTCAAATGGCTGGGTCGGGAAGTTGAACAGGCCTTCGATCATGTCGCCGCCGAGCAGGATGTGGCAGTGGTCGACGGGGTGATCCTTCCGCTGGATGTCCGTTATCCGGGCAGCCTTCTGGACGAACCGCCCAACCCGCTCCCGCATAACATCCGTGTTATACGAAACCGTCCGCTTCGCCCCCTGCCAATCCGTCAAATGCCACACAGCGGCCTCAGAACGGCCCTTAGACGGACTCTTAACCGGCTTAGGTATCCGGAGAGGGTGAGCCAAAACAGCGTCCCTAGAGGCCTCTATAACGGCTTCAACAAGGAAATCCGTTTTGCCCTTAGCCCGCAGCAAATCCCGCTGAGCCCGAACCAAAGCCCCCCGCAGGTCATCAATTTCAGCCTGCCGCTGAATCTCCCCCTCACTCAGCCGCTTCTCAAGACTCACGACGGCACTCACTCCTACGATGCCGCCGCACAGTCGTCTCCTGAATCTGAAAACCCTCAGCCTTCAAAATACGGGCAAGCCCCGCATTAGAAATCCGCGCATCCTCCAACGCCACCCGCAGCGCAGCCGAATCCTTCTCAGCAACCGTTTCCAAAATAACGCACACCTTGCACGACCCCCCAATACGAGGAGGCTTATATTCAGCGATCCGATCAGACAGGCTCATACCACTCCCCTGTGACCCGTGTTACGGGTGAGGCTACTGCATCCAGTCGTTAACTTCATCCTGCGAATACAGAATGTCGATCTTCCGCTCAGTCCAATCCTTATGCCGAGGATGCCGAACCGTCCCACGCCGCTTCTCAACAGGCCACTGGCACGCCACCCCACACGCCTCCTGCAACGCCCGCAGCGACTCCTTCTGAGCCTTCGTGAAGTCCTTCTTCCGGCCCTTCGACATGATCTCCACACCGAGAAAGAAATCATTCCCCATATCATCGGGACAGGAGAAGATGTCCCACGGCTTCTTCCGCTTAAACGAGCCCTTACCGGCGTGCCACACCGGCCACACGCTATGGACGTACACGGTGCCGTCCCGGTCCAGCGTGAAATTAGCAGCAGGAACCTCGTAATGCGTCTGGATATAACGGATCACGTTATCGTTCGCGCCCCGCTGATTGCCCTTGTTCCGAGGATCAGTGGACTCCGTAGCCGCCGCCGCCGTGTGATGCAGCATCAAAGCGTCAGGCATCTTCCGATACCCCCGCCAAGGACCACGCCGCTGCACCGACCACTTCTTCTGAAAAACCACCCGGTCACCCAACTGGGCGACCAGAGCCTTCTTGAACCGGCCAGCAAACATCACACCTCCGGAGGCACAGTAGACAAATCCTCAGGCTCCACGCCCGGATCAGGACTCATATGCCCCAGCGCCATAGCAGGAGACGCAATACCCAGCACAGCGCCCACCAGAGCCAGCCACAGCGGCACCTGATCATCACTGATCACCCCATACCCAGCGAGCACAGCGAGAACAGCAACCGTCACCCCATACAGCCACTTACGGTTCCGAGCCCGGTTAAACCAGCGCACTAGTCCAATCCAATCTTGTCCGCAATCCGCTTAACAGTATGGGCAACATCAGCGAGCGATTCCCCACCATTCCGATACCCCGGCTGAATAGGCTTCGTCGCCTTCGACACCTCATCCCTCACCACGATACGCACATACCACATGAGCGCACCAATAATGATCACGAAGATGCCGAGGACACCTCCGATGAGGCTGACCCATTCTGTTGGTTCCATGAGCGTGACCCGGTTCGTAACATGATGTTACTCAGCGGGCTCCTCCACGACCGGGGACTTGAACTCCACCCCATCCCAAATATCGCCTATACCAGCATACTTACCGCGACGGCTCCCGGTGTACGACGTGTCAATATACGTCCCATCCAGACCAATACTGTTGCAGTACGCCGTCACCTTCGCATCATCATCGTCCATGAACGGGATAACGATGACCTGCGTGACCACACCGTTCTCAATCTTCGCTGCGTGAGCGTTCTCGTAAGGCATGATTCTCTCTTCCTAGATCGGGTACCGAATAATGACAACGCCAGAGCCACCTGCTGCCCCGTTGACGCCAATATTGCCGCCACCACCACCACCGCCAGTATTGGCAGTTCCGGCAGCGGGTGTTGCGCCGCCAGCACCACCACCACCAGAGCCGCCAGAGCCAGCAGTACCGCCTGTGTCGTCAATGCCACCGCCACCGCCGCCAGCACGGGTGACTGACGTGCCGGTGTAGGAGTTGGCTAGCCCAGCACCACCATTTCCTGCTTGGCTCGCAGTCGCAACGCCACCAGCGGCACCAGCGCCACCACCGCCGCCAGCAAGATCAGTAGATCCGTTAGAGCCGCCGTTGTTGCCTTGGTCAGGAGTAGAACTACCACCAGAACGAGCGGAGCCGACAAAGCCAGCCGCCGCACCTCCTCCCGACCCACCAGTGAATCCAGTTCCCGGAGAGACACCGCCACCGCCAGCGCCACCGCCAACAGCGAACGCCACTTTCCCTAGGCGTGATGTGTTGCCGTTATCTGCGTCGGCTGTTGTCGTTCCGCCTGTGCCGCCAGCGCCGACAGTCACAGTAAAGGAGCCCGCAGAGAGATAGACACTCGTTACTTCCAAATGTCCGCCAGCGCCTCCACCGCCACCGCGACGATTACCGCCCCCGCCCCCACCGACCGCAAGTACATCCACGAACCCCGGCGCAGCCACCGAGAGGCTAGAACTCGACGTGAACGAGTGAACCTTGTACGCCTGACCAGACACACCATTCGACCCATCACCCGTGTACGTCGTCTCCGTACCACCACTCGCCGCTACACCAGCCGCTGAGCCGCTGATGATCGTGCGAACGATGACAACACCGCTACCGCCAGCGCCAGAA